ATGTCGGTTCTGATCAATGCAGGTTGGTATAAGTCCGCGCGCGGAGGCGTGCGGGCGCCGTTGGCGGGTGGCTGGGGCGTGGGCGGCGGTGGGGATTGGCCGCTGGGATATGAGGCGCAGGCGCGCGACGGGTATTTGCGCAATCCGGTGGCGCAGCGGGCAGTGAAGCTGGTGAGCGAAAGCGTGGGCGGGGCGCCGCTGGAGGCGTCAGACCCCGACCTGCTGGCGCTGGTGCAGGCGCGGTCGGGCGGGCAGGCGTTGACCGAAGTGGCCGCCGCGCAGCTGCTGTTGCACGGCAACGCCTATGTCCAGCTGCTGAGCGACGGCAAAGGCCGGCTGCGCGAGCTGTATGCGCTGCGGCCGGAGCGAGTGAGCGTGGAGGCCGACGCGCAGGGCTGGCCGGTGGCGTATCGCTACAAAGTCGGGGCGCATGTCACGCGGCTGCCGGCGGAGGATGCCGCGGGGCGTCCGGCGGTGGTGCATGTGAAGGCGTTTCATCCGCTGGACGATCATCAAGGGCTGGGATGCCTGGGGGCGGCGGCGGGGACGGTGGCGATCCACAATGCCGCGACGCGATGGAACAAGGCGCTGCTCGACAATGCGGCGCGGCCTTCGGGCGCTTTGGTCTATGATCCGGGCGAAGGGGCCGTGTTGTCGGCGGGGCAGCGCGATCTGCTCAAGGCCGAGCTGGAAAACGGCTATTCGGGCGCGGCGCACGCCGGACGGCCGATGCTGCTGGAAGGTGGGCTCAAATGGCAATCGATGAGCCTGACGCCGGCGGACATGGATTTCGTCGGGCTGAAGGCGGCGGCGGCGCGCGAGATCGCGCTGGCGTTCGGGGTGCCGCCGATGCTGATCGGGCTGCCGGGCGACAATGCCTATGCCAATTATCGCGAAGCCAACCGGGCGCTGTGGCGGCTGGCGATCCTGCCGCTGGCGGCGAACTTTTTCGCCGCGCTGAGCGGGGCGTTGCGGCCGTGGTTTGCCGATGCGCGGGTGGGGGTGGACCTGAACCGGGTGACGGCGCTGGCCGAGGACCGCGAGCGGCTGTGGCGGCAGGTGGCGGGGGCCGAGTTCCTCAGCGACTCCGAGAAGCGGGCGATGCCGGGACTGTGAGCGTGCCGACATTGCAGATGCGGGCTTCGCCGTCCCAGGTGCCGCCGGCGCTCGCGCATTTGTGCACGAGCACCGCGTCCGTGCGCCACAGCCAGACCAACAGGGCGGCGAGCAGGACCGTGGCGAGCACGGCCAAGGGGAACAACCAGCGGCGCATTCGCCCGGCCTAGGCGCCGGGGCGGTGCGCCGCAACCGGGAGCGGGAACATGGAAGACGGAACGGTGCTGGCGCGGCTGATGGAGCAGGCGCGCGGCGATGGCGCGAGCGTGGGTACGCTGCGTGCGATCGCGAAGGAAGCAGGGGGATTGGGGGCGCGGCGGGCGCTCGCCCGGCTGGGGCTGGAGGATGCCGGCGCGGCCAAGGACATGGCCGAGCTGCGCGAACTGCTGGGGGCGTGGCGCGACGCCAAGCGGTCGGCGTTCAAGGCGGCGTGGGGATCGTTCGGGCGGATGATCGCGGCGCTGGTGCTGGTCGGACTGGCGGTGAAGCTGGGCTTTCCCGGCTGGCTGAAATGAGGGTGCGGTTCGCCGGGTACGCGGCGGTGTTCGGCGTGGCGGACCGCGGCGGCAACGTGCTGCGGCCCGGCGCGTTCGGGTCGCCAGCGAGCATGCCGCTGCTCTGGCAGCATCAGGGGTGGCCGGTGGGGCGGATCGAGCTGTTGGGGGAAGACCGCCATGGGCTGCGGGTGGTCGGGTCGGTGGAGGAGGCCAGGCTGGCCGAGCGCGTGGCGAGCGGCGCAGTGACGGGGCTGTCCTTCGGGTACCGGGTTGCGGAGGCGCGGCAGGGGCTGCGGCGCGAAATCCGGCGGCTGGAGCTCATGGAAGTGAGCCTGGTCGCGCAGCCGATGCAGCCGCTGGCGCGGGTGCATGCGGTGGAGACTTTCTGAATTTCTGAGTTGGGGCTTCCGCCTGCGGCGGCCCCTCCACCATCCGCTTTGCGGATGGTCCCCCTCCCCGAGCGCAGCTCGGGGAGGGTCTTTTGGCGTGGGGAGATGGTGATGGACGGGATTGTGACGAGCTTCGAATGCGGTGGAAGCGGCGGGCGTGGTGACGGCGCGGCCGATGCTGGCGGGCGGGCGAGCGGCGAGAACTGCCGCGTTCGACGGGTTCCTGCGCGCCGGGCATGGCGCGGTGGAAGTGAAGGCGATGTCGGGGGTGGACGGCGCTAGTGGCGGCTATGCGGTGCCCGAGGAGATCGATGGGCAGATCGACGCGACGCTGAAGGCGGTGTCGCCGATCCGCGCCATCGCCAATTTCGTAAAGGTGGGAACGAGCGGGTACCGCAAGCTGGTGGCGAGCGGCGGGTTCGAGAGCGGTTGGGCGGCGGAGACCGCGGCGCGCGACGAGACCGAAACGCCGGTGTTCAACGAAGTCGCGCCGCCTTCGGGCGACCTCTACGCCAATCCGGCGGCGAGCCAGGCGATGCTTGACGATGCCGCGTTCGATGTCGAGGCATGGCTGGCGAGCGAAGTGGCGCGCGAGTTCGCAACTGCCGAAGGCGCGGCGTTCGTGCGCGGCAATGGCGTGAACAAGCTCAAGGGATTCCTCACCGGGCCGGTATCGGCGCAAGGCGACGCGGCGCGGCCGTTCGGGACGATTCAGTATCTGGCGAGCGGGGCACCCGGCGCCTTCGCGATCAACCCCAAGGAGCGGCTGATCGACCTGGTCCACGCGCTGCGCCCGCCATACCGCCAGGGCGCCTGCTGGGTGATGAACTCGGCCACGCTGGCGCGGGTGCGCAAGTTCCGGACCAGTGATGGCGGGCTGCTGTGGGCGCCGGGGCTGGCGATGGGACAGCCCGGCACGCTGCTCGGCTATCCGGTGTTCGAGGCCGAGGACATGCCCGACATCGGCGCGGATGCGCTTGCGGTGGCGTTCGGCAACTTCAAGGCGGGATATCTGATCGCCGAGCGGCAGGAGACGCAGATCCTGCGCGATCCGTACAGCAACAAGCCGTTCGTCTACTTCTATGCCACCAAGCGCGTCGGCGGAATGGTGAGCAATTCGGAGGCGATAAAGGTGCTCAAGTTCTCCGCAGCCTGACGGGCGGCGGAGCGGGCCGCGCCGGCGCGGGGGCTACGGCGCGGCCCCTTTTCTTGCGAAACATAGGAGGGGTTTATGGACGCACCGCCATTTCCGGCGGCGGCGCTGGCAGCCGCGCGCGACGCGGCCAAGGCGCATCTGCGCATCTTGGGGGACGCAGAGGACGCGGCGCTGAGCGGGCATGTCGCGGCGGCGATGGCGCTGTGCGAGGCGTTTACCGGCGCAAGCCTGATCGTGCGCGGCTGGCAGGAACTGCTGCCGGCGGACCGGGCATGGCGGCGGCTGGAGGTGACGCCGGTGACCGCGATTGAAGCGGTCCGCACGCCCGATGGGGCGGCGTTGCCGGCGGACCGGTTCGCGATCGACCTGGACGCGGTCGGACAAGGTTGGGTGCGGGTGACCGCGCCAGGCGATGCACGGCTGGTGCAGGTCGGGTTCCGCGCGGGGCTGGCTGAGGGCTGGGACGCGCTGCCGGCGCCGATCACGCAGGGCGTGGTGTTGCTCGCGGCGCATCTGTTCGAAGCGCGGGCGATCGGGGGAGCGCCGCCCGCGGCAGTGGCGGCGTTGTGGCGGCCGTGGCGGCGGGTGCGGTTGTGATGGAGCGGCTGGAGGCGCGCGCGAGAGCGCGCGGCGAACGCGCGGCGGCGGACGCCGCGTCGCGGCTGGGCGAGGACGTGCGGGAAGCCTTTCCAGAGCTAACCGTGGACGTCGAGCCGGAGCCGGTGGTGGTGCGCGGGGCCGGGCTCGGGCGGCGGATGCTTGCCGAGCCTGGCTTACGCTGGCTCGGAGGACTGCTGCGATGAGCGCGCATGACGTGCTGGCCGACGCGCTAGCGGCGGTGCTGGGCGGTCATGCGCCGCTGATGGCCAAGATCAGCGGCGTGTTCGATGCGCAGCCAGTGAGAGGCGTGCGGCCCTATGCGCTGGTCGAGGATGCGCTGCTGACCGATTGGAGCACCAAGGATCTCGTTGGGCGCGAAGGGCGGCTGAGCGTCACCCTGTTCGATCAGGGAGTGTCACCCCGGCGGCTGCGCGGGCTGGTCGGCGAGGTCGAGGCAGCGGTGCTGGGGTTGCCGCGGATGTTGGGCGAAGGCTGGCGGGTGGCGAGCCTGAGCGCGGTGCGCAGCCGGGTGGTGCGTGAGGGCGAAGGCCGTTGGGCCGCGCTGTGCGAGTTCCGCGTGCGGATGCTGGCCTAAGCGAGATGGTCGGCCTGTTCTGGCATTGTTTGCGCGAGCCGTTCGCCGGGAGGCGCGAGGTGTTCGCCGAGAATGTGGTGGCCGGGGGGCTGGTGGCGGCGACGCCGGCGCTGAAGGTGCTGATCGGCCAGATTTTGGCGGGGCGGTGACGGGGGAGGATTTCGGCGGGTGTTCCGCTCGTCTCGCTGGGCTGGCGGGACTGGTGTTCGGGTGGAGCCCGGACGTCTTTTGGAATGCGACGCCGGCTGAGCTGGCGGCGCTGGTGGGCGCGGCGCGCGGTGAGGTGGTCGCGCCGCCCGGGGCGGCGGAGGTCGCGCGGCTGAAGGAGCTTTTTCCCGATGGATGAAGAGATCGAGCGTCCGGTGGTCAGCGTGCGTGCCGATACGCGGGCGTTCGCCCAGGATGTGGCCGAGATGCGGGGCAGCCTGGAAGGGCCGCTGGAGGCGGGCGTCAACCGCGCGGGGCAAGCGATCGAGACGGCGCTGGGACGCGCGGTGCGCACCGGCAAGCTGGGGTTCGAGGATCTGCGCGGCGTGGCGCTGGGGGTGATCGGCGAGATCGCGTCCAGCGTGCTGCGGATCGTCGCCGTGCAGCAGATCGGCTCGCATGGATTGTCACCGGCCGCCGAACTGCGGCGCAGGAAGGGTGGGGATAGGATATGAGCCACGATGGGACACCACGGCTGGGGCTGCCGATGCTGGCGGCGGGACAGGCGCAGAAGGAAATGACGCACAACGAGGCGCTGCTGCTGCTGGACGCACTGGTGAGCGGCATGGCGACTGCGATCGGTGCCGAGTCGCCGCCGGATAGGCCCGAGGACGGGCAGTGCTGGATCGTCGGTGCGGATCCGACCGGTGCTTGGCAGGGGCATGCGAACGCACTTGCAGCATGGTCGGCAGGAGGATGGCGTTTTCTCGCGCCGCGCGAGGGCATGCGGGTCTGGGCGGGGGCCGAGACCGGCTTCGCGCTGTTCCGCGACGGTGATTGGCGCATCGGAGAGGTGCATGGGAAAGTTTTTGTCGAGGGTGTACAGGTAGTTGGCAGAAGAGGTCTCGCAGTCGCGGAACCAGCAGGGGGTATAGTGGTTGATGGGCAAGCGCGGGCCGCAATCGTTGCGGTACTGGAAGCATTGCGTACGCATGGTCTGATTGCCTCGGACCAACTGTGACGATGATGCAACAGTCCCCCGATTTGTGCGCTTGCGTGGATACATTCGTTTCGATAGTGATTTTGTCGCTGTCTCAGTGACAATCGAGAAAGGGGTTTAATATGCGGAAGCTTGCCATTACCTTGGCGCTAGCGACCACCGCGCTCAGCACGCCCGCCCTTGCCCGCGACAACGCGTGGTATGTGGGCGTCGAAGGCGGCGCGATGATCGTTGAAGACATCGACTGGAACGTTGGTTCGGTCGAAGACGCGCTGTCTGTTGATCACAACTATGGCTATGACGTCGACGCGACGGTCGGTTACGACCTGGGCGTGTTCCGTCTTGAAGCCGAAGTCGGCTACAAGTCGGCAACCGTCGATGGCCTGACCTCGTCGGTCCCGCTGCCTGGCGCAGTGGCTGGCAGCTATGACGGCGCCGGTGGCCGCACCACCGCGCTGAGCTTCATGGTCAACGGCCTGTGGGACTTCGGTGATGACGACGGCGTGCAGGGCTTTGTTGGGCCCGGTATCGGTGTCGCCCGCGTCAAGTCGCGCCTCGCGCTGAGCACCGCTTCGGACATCGTCGATGACTCCGACACGGTGGTTGCATGGCAGGCGATCGCGGGTATCCGCGCACCGCTGTCCGACAATGTCGACGTCTCGCTGAAGTATCGCTTCTTCAACGCACCGGGCGTCGACCTGGTCTCCGCCAGCGGCGCAGAAGTCAGCGGTCGCATGCGTTCGCACAGCATCCTGGGCGGCCTGACCTTCAACTTCGGCGCACCTGAGCCGATGCCTGAGCCCGTCGCTCCGCCGGCTGAGCCTGCTTACACCCCGCCGCCGGTCGCTGAAACGCCGCCGCCGGCAGTGGTCTGCACGCCTGGGCCGTACATCGTGTTCTTCGACTGGGATAAGTCGGACATCACGCCGGAAGCTTCGAGCATCCTCGACAACGCGATCAGCAACTATCAGAACTGCGCGAACACCCGCGTCGTCCTGGCAGGCCACGCTGACCGTTCGGGCTCGGCCAGCTACAACGTTGGTCTGTCCCAGCGTCGCGCTGACTCGGTCAAGGGCTACCTCACCGGTCGTGGCATCTCCGACGGTGTCATCTCGACCGAAGCGTTCGGTGAAAGCCGTCCGCGCGTCGACACCGCCGACGGTGTCCGCGAGCTTCAGAACCGCCGCGTGGAAATCACGTACGGTCCTGGCTCGGGCATGTAA